GTGAAGATCCAGATCATTCAAAAGCAGTGCGGCGGCACCGAGTTCCTTGCCCAGCCGCACCGGCTGCATCTCGGTGCGCAGAACGCCGCCGGGGTGGACGAGCTGCTGTTCCAGCTGCCGGACGCATGGGCCGGGTGCTCCCTTGCGCTGTATCTGCGCCGCAGCGACGGCACCCTGCTGGCGCCGGTGGCGCTGGACACCCAGCACCGTGTCACAGTGGACCGCCGCCTGACCGGCAGCACCGGCGGGCAGTGGATGCTGGCCGCCATGGGTGAAAACGGCTACACCGCCTACACCCGGCCCGGCAGCTATGACTGCTACGCCATTCTGCCCATCGATGATGACGCAGAGGAGCTGCCGCCCTCGCTGTACGAGCAGTTCGTGGCCCGCGTGCTGGAAAGCTCCAGCAGCGCCTCCACGGCGGCACAGCGCGCCGCCGCCAGTGCAGCTTCCACCGCGGCCAACGCAGCGCAGGCCCAGACCGCCGCACAGCGCACCAGCACCGACAGCGCCAACGCATCCCAGTGCGCTGCCCGTGCAGAGGCCGCTGCCGCCCGCGCCGAAGAGCTTGTGCCCACGGACGGGCAGGTGGTCAGCGTCAACGGTAAAAGCGGCATCGTAAAGCTCACCGCGCAGGAGGTGGGCGCGCTGCCCTGCCCTGCGCAGCCGGTGTCCGGCCAGCTGCTGCGGGTGCTGAGCGTAGACCCCAACACCGGAGCGGTACTCACCGACACCACCGCCATGCCGGACCTGTCCCCCTATCTGCGCAGCAGCACCGTACCCACCGCATCAGTTCCCGGAGCGGTGCGGGTGGACCCGGCCTGCGGCATCAACGTGCGCAGTGACGGCACCCTGACCACGGCTCCCGCTGACCGCAGCCAGCTGGACAGCATGGACAGCACCGTTCTGCCGCTGACCCCCGCCCTGCTGCCCTACGGCGTGAAAAAGGCCCTGACCGCTGCCGCCTCTGCCGGGGAATGGACGGCGGACGAGAAGGCCGCTGCCCTGCGCACCCTCGGTGCCGATCTTTCCTCCTATTATACAAAGGAAGATATCGACACGCTGCTCTCGGCCCCCAGCTCCGGCGCGTATCCCGTGGGCAGCATCTACCAGAGCACCGACCCCACCAGCCCCGCCGCACTGTTCGGCGGCAGCTGGGAAGAGATCGCGTCCGAGCGAGTGCTGATGGGTGCGTCCAGCACCCACGCAGCAGGCAGCACTGTTAAGGCCGGTCTGCCGAACCTCAAGGGCTCATTCTCTGGTGTGGCGAGCACAGCATACCCAAATTTATCTAACAGTGGCGCTCTTTCTATGAACACAAACAATGGCGGTTTGGCTGGTTACGAAGGCGGTTCATACGGCAGTAATTGCACCGTATCTTTTGATGCGTCCAAGTCCAACGCCATCTACGGACGCAGCAGCACCGTGCAGCCCGCCGCCTACTATGTGCACATCTGGCACCGCGTGGCCTGAGAAAGGAGGTTTTGAACCATGAAGATCATCGACGAGACCGGCGCGGTCGTGGGAAACCCCGACCTGACACTGGGCTATCTGACCGACGACACCCAGCCGCTGGAGCACCCGGCGCAGGAGGCTGTGGCCGAGGTGGCCCACTACGAGACAGTGGCCGAATACCCCAGCGGCGGCAGGGACGTGCAGCGGGTGGTGGATGTGCCGGGCGTACCGGCAAGGCCCGCGTGGACCGAGCAGCTGCCCATTAAAAGGTATATCCGCTATACCGCCGAAGAGCTGGCCGCGCAGGAAGAAGCGCGCAAAAAGCAGGAAGCAAAGGACAAGCTGCCGGAGACGGTGGCCGACCTGATGCAGCAGCTGACCGACCTGCAGCTTGCCCTGTGTGAACTGTACGAAAGGAGTGATGCCTGATGGCAAAGATCTATGCGACCCTGATCCGCAAGGGGCTCAAAACGCCGGACGATGTCCCCGCCCGGCTGCGGGACGCGGTGGCAGCCCTGCTGCAGGGGGATGCCCATGCTTAACGCCTATTCCCGCCGGAAGGACGGCAATGCCCTGCTGAGCCGCAGCTTCCGGGTGCGGGAATTTGCCTGCAGGGACGGCTCCGACCCGCTTTTCGTGGACAGTGCGCTGGTACAGCTGCTGCAGGACATCCGGGATCACTTCGGTGTGCCGGTGGTCATTACCAGCGGCTACCGCACCGCCGCCCACAACAGGGCCGTGGGCGGTGCCCTCTACAGCCAGCACTGCTACGGCAGAGCCGCCGACATCCGGGTGGCCGGTGTTCCGGTGGAGCAGCTTGCCGCCTACGCGGAGACTCTGCTGCCCGGCACCGGCGGCATTGGCCGCTACCCGGCAAAGGCGGGCCGGGCAGCGGGCTGGGTGCATGTGGACGTGCGCCCCGTCAAGAGCCGATGGACAGGCTGAGGGGGTGAGACCAGTGGAAAGCATCCTGTCCGCCGTGATCGCCGGTGCCGTGACCCTGATCGGTGTGCTGATCGCCAACAGCCGCAGTCAGGCCGTGACCGACACCAAGCTGGAAGAACTGACCCGCGAGGTGCGTGAGCATAACAATTTTGCCCGCCGCGTACCCATCTTAGAAGAACAGATGAAGGTGGCCAACCACCGCATCGCAGACCTTGAACACAACGAGAAAGTGAGGAACTGACATGAACATCCATAAGATCTCCGCCGCAACCATCGCCCGCACCGCCTGCCTGCTGCTGGCCTTGACCAATCAGCTGCTGAGCGCCTGCGGCAAGCCCGTGCTGCCCATCGAGAGCCAGACCGTGGAGCAGCTGGTCACCGCCGGCATCACCACCGTGGCCGCGCTGGTGAGCTGGTGGAACAACAACAGTTTCACCGCCGCCGCCATTCAGGCAGACGCCGAATACGCCCGCCTGAAGCAGAAAGGCGAGTAAAACAGCACCCGGATGGTGCAAAAGTAATACTTTTTAAATTGGAAGTATTACTTTTTTAGCCATCTTTCACAGCAGCCCCGGGAGGTGCGCAGCGGCCCTTCCCGGGGCTTTTTTGCTGTCCGTTTGAGCGATTCACGCAGGTTCGAGGGCGATTCACGCAGGTTTTGATGATTTTCGCGCCCAAATCATGTATAATCCAGACAGAAGCGAAAGGGAGGAATTTCTATGGTAATTCCATGCATCCGCAACACAAACGTCACATAAGCGCACACGTCTGCAACAAATCGCGCCAAACGTGCAACAAGCCCTTGGAATTAGTACCAAACCTGCGGGATGCTGATTTATACAGAACGCAGAATTTCAACGGTACGGGATGGTTTTTCTTGACGAAAATTCCAGAAGATGCCATAACGTAAGTAGTTGTTGGAAACAGTTTATGCAGTCCGATTTATCGGGCTATTATACACATGGCGACAGGAAATGAGACCTGGGATCATGACGAATAAAAAATTTAAAGTTGCTGCAATGTCTATGGCACTGACCGCATGTGTTGCGGCCCAGCCCCTGATCGCGAATGCGGCAGATGAGAACATCAACTCGACTGACGCAAACGTCAACGAGTCCCAATCGGAAGGGGAAAGCCCGGCTTCTGCACCCGTTGCTGCTGCATCTGAGGGCAGCTCCAACACCGAGGTAAAGGCTGAGGAGAAGCAGGACATGCTGGCCCCGGACGAGCATCTGGGCGAATACAGCAAACCCGAAACGGATACCAGTGGCAAATCCACCTCCAAGGCCGACATTACCAAGGACGCGCCCGGACAGGAGCGGGAGCCCGAGATCGACGGCGACACCGACAACACCGGCAGCACCGACAACACCGGCAGCACCGACAACACCGGCAGCACCGACAACACCGGCGACAACGACAGCACCGACGGCAACGGCGCACTGATCGGTGGCAGCGGCGATAGCGGTAACACCGGCAGCGAAATAAAAGAGCAGATTCCCATTGGTGATTCCACCCTGACCGAGACCCCGGGGAAGAGCAGCACCGTCGTGACCCCCACCCCCGGCGCAGAGTCGAAGCCGGACACCACCAAGCCCCCTAAGGTAACGACGAACCCGGACGGTTCTACTGATATTGAGACACCTACCCTGACTCCCGGCACCGAGACCACCACGACCACCGCCAGCGGCGAGGTGAAGGCACCTACGATCTGGTGCGCACCGAGACCTACACCGATAAAGACGGCCAGCAGCGCACCCGCACCACTACCCTGCATGTGA